GTAAAGGCAGGGAACTTCTCTCCAACGCCTATCATGATACGTCAAACTCGCTAGAAATATCTTCTGATACTTCACCTGCGTCATTGCCGTTAACTCTTCTTAATAGTTCAAGCTGAGCATCTGCTGTTGGTCTAACAAGAATTTCATCCATAGACTTAAGTCCTGAAATTAATTCTTTTTCCCAATCTTCCAATTCTCTTGGCTTACACTTAAGAACTGCTAACTGATATTCTACGTTGAATACCTGTGGACCAGTTTTCTTTCTTTTAAAATGAATGTCATAACCAGTAACTGGGTCTGTTGGGTCTCCCAACTCTTCCATTGCTACTATAACTTGGTCGAATAACTTTCTTTTTAGATTAAGAACTTTTATAGATTTATCGGCGTAGTCAATACACTGAACGGCATAACTCCATCCACATTTTAAATCAGGGTAAAAGTCTCGAACATGGTCATGTTCTACATTGTTGAATGTTTCAGAGTTTCTGTCAAAAGATAAGCACTCCATAGGAATGTTTTTGCCATTTTCTCCTTTAATCCAGTACACATATCTAGGAAGTAAGTCTCCTACCAGTCTTACGTGGTGGTCTTCTTTACCTGCGTAGTTATATGTTTCTATTTTGTTTTTTTGGGCTGAGCCCTTGGTTTGGTTGAATCCAATTGCCATTTTATTTCTCCATTGTCTCCTCAAACATAAAGGTAATCCGACCATCCTTTATATCAAGCAGTCTGTTATTTTTTATAATTTCGTCTGATATCGGTGATAACAAACAGTCTAGTGTGGTGTTTTTAGTATTCACATAGTCGTGATAATTGCGAAAGGATGCAACACCTGCATACTCTACAACTTCTCTATCACTAAATGTGCGTCCAACTTCAAGTAGCTCTCTCGGATTTTGGAGATACGACTTGCCGCCGAAACGATGCTGATAAAACTTAAACGTTTTATCATAGTAATTTTTTGGTTGAATCTTATAAGTCATAATACGAAGGATTTGTATTATATCATCAACACTTCCTTCGCTTACTCTCATTATCTTATTCCAATTAAATAGTAACATATTATAACAAATTTTTAAGATTGTGTCAAGAACTATTTTTCTCAGCACTATGGGAACTCAAAGTTCCTGGGTCAGGACGGTTACTTAATCCTTTACCTGCTTTTCTTAGTAATCTTTCATCTGCAGGATCTAAAGTAGCGTGTACTCCCGCTTGTGCCATTTTAATTAAACTACCTTGATATATGTAGCCTCCACAATGCATTAATTCTACCATAGGCAGTGCCCATATATCTATACCCAATGCTCTTACAGTTTCCGAAAACATATAATCTTCACTTAAATATCTGTTTTGGTCATTGATTATACAATCAAAATATGCCATAATCTGTTCGCCTCGTTCAAACTCTCCTTCTCTTAAATGGTCAGGAGTATATAGTCTTTCTGGATGAGCTTTATCATATTCTTCAAATACAGACCTGTGTATAAGCATAAATCCTGTTGCACCTTCTTTAATTTTTACAGGCTCATATATAGGAGCTTGCCCATTTTCATACTCGTTAGGCAAAGGATTGAATACCATATCTCCTGCAACTTTTTCTAGTCCTCTAGGGTCATCGTCGTATGCACCACTTTTTGCTGCATGTAATACTTTCTCCCAAGCTATAGTTTTCTTAGGATATAAAGCACATAGTACTTTGTACTTTTCAGGATTTTCTGAGATTAGATGCCACATATACATCAAATCCATAGCTCCCCAAGCAATATCACTATCTACAAAAAGTAAGTATTCGCACTCACTCTTTAAAAAGTTAGCCACACAATAATTTCTAGCTCTAGTAATTAAGCTTTCGTTAAACATATAGTATATTTGTAGATATAATCCATGGGATAAAGCTGTCCCTGTGGTGTCCATTAAAGACTTAGTATATAGTCCATGGCACATACCTCCGTACATAGGTGTAGCTAAAAATACTTTATTTTTTCGCATTTCCTCTATGTTTAGAGTGATTTCTCTTGATTTTTCGTTCATAATATTTTTACCTCATAATCCTGTTTTATATAGTAACCCATTCTAGCATTAGCTTGACGGGTTGCTGTTTTTCCTTTTAAATGTATATCAACCACTATGGGTTGTACTTTTCCCTTTTGTTCTCTTATAACTCTGCCTATTAACTGTGTGAGAAGAGGCTCATTGTTAACTGGCGTTCCTAATACTAAACAACTTAATTCATTTAGTGATATTCCCTCTGAAAAAATAGACTGTGTTCCAAATAAAATGTTTTTATCTTTACCTTTTATTAGTTGCATAGTATCTTCTCTTTCTTGAAAATCCATGTCCCCTGTAATTGATACCGCATTATCTCCTACTAATCTAGCGCAAGCCTTTAGGAAAAGTACTCTATCTGATACTACTAATACATTATGTCCTAAAGCTGCATACTTAGAAGCAATCATAGCTACACTATGTACATATTCTTCTTTATATGCCAAGTCATTAATTCTTTCTGCCCATGGCGTAAACGACCCATCTAAGAATCTTATATCTGATTTTACTATATGTATAGATGGAATAAGATAATTCTCTTTAGGCGGTTTAAAAACATTATTCCCAAAATAATCTCTAAAAACTACGTGCCTACCATCTTTACGCTCTAATGTTCCTGTCAGTCCTATCTTATAACGAGTAGGCATTTCGTCTACTATACGCGTAAAAGTAGGACTACTAACATGGTGCATCTCATCTAAAATCAATGTTCCAAATTCTTGTTTTATGTCGTCCATTTTTCGGTATAAACTCTGAATATTCCCGATAACTATAGGAGCGTCAATCTTGAAGTCTCCACTACCTATTCTGCCTGGTTCAATTCCAAAACATTTTCGTACTTCTTTTTCCCACTGATTTCTTAAGTTGGTAGTGTGGGTAACAACAAGTGTTTTCTGACCAAGCTTCGCTGCGATAGCTAAACCTGTAAAAGTCTTTCCCCAACTTACCCAAGCGTTAACTATAGCATTGTCATTAATCTCATCATGAACCGCTTTTTGGCTTGGTCGTAAATCAAACTTAAAATCTGCATGTTCTATGGGCGACTCATTTCTCTTATCTACTATTTCGTAATCATCTGGGATTAAATCCATTCTTCCGATAGGTATGGATATCAAACCTTCTTTTATAAATCGTATTGTTTTAAATACTAAAGGTGGGTCTGATGGTATACGAGGAGCAATAGTATAAGTAAGTTCTTTTTCTATAGAATTATGTAACTCTTTAGTTACACTCATATATATTCTGTTACTTAGAACTGCTTTCATGTATCTTATTTCTTAAATTCGTACTAGAAAAAGAGTGCTGTCTACTTGTGTAGAAAATCTCATGCAGTCCTTTGCCTGTAAAATGCCTCTCGACATAATCCTCTCCGACAAATCGAAGATGTATTTCTGTAGCCTCTAGTAAGTCTAGTAGACTTTGTTCTGTATCATATGGAATAATCTCGTCTACATACTTTACTGCTCGTAGTTGTATATATCTTTCAAATACAGATTGAACAGGTATATTCTTTTCTTGTCTATCTAGACTAGGGTCTGTCTGTAATCCTACTATTAAATAGTCACAGTTTTCTTTTGCTTCTTTGAGCATTACTATATGACCTGCGTGTAGCAAATCAAATGCTCCACAAGTAAATCCTATTGTTTTGTCCATTCTTCCCATAATTTTTTATTTTGTTTTTTCATTTCATCGGAATTATTATCCCAAGGACTAGACCACCCACATTTCTTTTTTCTTTCTCTTATGTGTTGTGGCAGATAGTCTTTCATAACTTCTCTTAGTAAGTATTTATATGTTCCTGAAGAATAGTCTTTATGTAATTTCATTTTTATCTTACCATCTTGTTGATAAATATATCTAGCAAATTCTTGAGTAAGATATACAGGCCTTGATTCCATTCCAAATAACCCACAAGTCTGGTCAGCAGCTAACACATTGTTTTCACTTGTTACCATTAAATCTATAAATAATGTAGAATTAAATCCTTCTTTATCATACTCAAATATGCCACCATCTACCCAAGTATATTTTTTAGGCCATTCTTTTTTCCAACTATCATTATAGCCTTTTGTATATCTTTTAGAATGATGTTGGTACCCACTAAAAAACTCATCTGCACTGTCTCCTGTTAAGACAACCTTACACCCATCCTCAGACGCTGCTTTGGCTAGAGCATATCTAGGGGCTCTTCTATTATTATCATTCCATATATAATTATTGCCTTCCATCCAAGCTTTTCCATAATCATCTCTTTGTTGTTTACTTAGAGTTACTACTTTGTAGGGAACTCCCCACTCTTTACAAGTTTTAATTGCTAATTTTGATTCTTGTGCAAATATTTCTTGTCTATACATATCTCCTTCTTCATCAGAATATGCACAAATATAAGCGGTTAAATCTAACCCCATATCTTTTACTATACCTAATGCGCAAGTACTGTCTAATCCACCACTTAAAAATATAGCTGTTTTTTGTTTATTTTTTGCTACTTTCCTTATCCCTTTTATTAGCTCAGTTTTAAACTGTTCTGGATTAAAAGGATTGTTTTCTATTTTGTAACCTCCCCACAAATTTAAACCTCTTTTTAATACTCCTGACATTATATTATAATGATACACTTGCCCAGGCTCTACTTTTCTAACTCCCTCAAAAGGACTATTATGTGCTATCCATATGGCATTGCCAAGAAATTTATCTGCTAAAGGGAGGGCTTTAACGTCTTTAAAACTTGTTAGACTTGTAGTTATAGTTATACCACTATTTTTTTCTCTTTTTATCCACAAAGGTTTTGCTCCAAAATGGTCTCTTACAATATCACATATTCCTGTTTTATAGTCCATATAACAAAAAGAGCCGTGCCAATTAGTAAACTCTATAAACTTAAATCCATATTTTTCATAACCATCTGCTAAGAATTTAGTGTCGTTTGATATATTGGAATCATACATTTCTCCATTGAATACCATTATATTTCCTTTACTTGTTATATAAGGTTGAACTTCTTTTTCTCCAGAAATATCTAACAGTACATGAGCCCATGTTAATGCATTAAAGTATCTAATAGTTTCTCCACGCGCATCAGGGCCTCGGAATCTTTGTGCATCTATCATGCCATCTATACTATTTCCTTCAGTGCTTACAACAAATCCACACATTAGTATTTTTTCCAACTAATAATTGTATCTTCTCTTATATCTGCCCACTTTGAAAACTCAACATCAAACATAAGAATTCTACCCCCTAGTTTATCGCCATCATTTAATGCACGAGCATCCATGCCTCTAGTATTTTCAGGTACTAAAGTCATTTCTCTTTCTTTTGTTTCGCCTGTTCTTAAGTCTTCGTACTGTACTAGTACTATTCCTTCTTCCAGTCCTTTTACCATTTTGTCTAAATCTTGCGCCATGTATCTTTTTTCCTTTCTTCAGTGAACTCCCATATAGCATAAGGTATACCCTTTTTATAAAGTATACCTGCCCATGTTTGCTCTACTCTTGGGGGTCTAGCAATAGCAAAAGGAAAAGGAATATCCTTTATCCATACTACTGCCGCCACCTCTTTTTTAATAACTTTTTTAATTTTGTGATACTTTAAAGGTGCTGTATCGAGCTTTTCATTATAGAAATATTTACCATCAGAGTCTACAAAATGTTTTCCTCTATGTTTTAACATTGCTACCTCATCATCACATTGGTACTTCAAAGGATAAATACTTTTCATTGGAGTTTGTAATCTTCTTATTCCAAGACTTTTTCCTAACATATTTCTATCATCAATGACTTGGTCTTCAAGCCATAACATATTGTCCAGTTCCTCTGGCTCTCCATGTATTACATAAACAGGATATTTAGTCATTCAAAGTCCTTTGTTGATTCCATGTTTTATTCCAAAAATCTATAACCTTTTCATACTTGTGTTCGCCATAAGTACAAAACCATATTTCTTCAGGTTGTATTGTTGACACTTTATTACTTTTGGAGAGATCTAGTATATATCCTTTTCTCTTAGTTAAGTTCCACTCTATACAAGTATTAGCTCCTCTAGGGAAATACTTTTGTCCTCTATGCTCCCATCTCCATTCAAACCTAGTACTTATTACTTTTCCTAATCCCATATTATGTCCGAGAGATAACCAAAGATACCTATTTTTACTAATTCCACTGAGTATTGGCGTGCTTGTGCCTAGAAATGTTTCTATATTTTTATCACAATAGTCTACATAAGTATATCCTGTATTGTAATCTATGTAAGGATTCCTACTGTAAAACTCAGCAGCTTTTTCCAACATATAATCCCAATCTGGCTCAAAATTAATTTCCATATAACTTTTCAAACTTGCCTAGTGAATAATCATCAGCAACATCAAAGTCACATCCGACTGGAGCTCCTGGGATTGATAATCCTCTATCTTTTTGTATAAACTCCTGAAGTTTTTCTGAATAATGTTCTATCTCATCTTCAGGTACTTCTGCTAGTACGGAATCGTGAACAAGTGCAAATATTTTAGACTTCATGCCTGTCTTTTCTATGTATCTTTGCATATCTATACCGCCCATAAGGTTGATATCAGATGCAACTGATTGCACTAAGAAATTAATTCCACTACGCACTTCGTGTGAGGCGATTCCCTTGTCTTGTGAAAACACATCAGGTAATCTTCTCTTTCTACCAAATCTACTATATACAAATCCATTCGCTTGAATAAACTTTTTCTGATAGTCTAACCACTCACGAAGTTTAGGGAAAGCCTCAAAATAGTCTTTGATAGTATTCGCTGCGTCTTGCATACTGAAATACTCTCCACTATCTTTTGTTACTTGTTCACTAATCTTTTTCGGTCCTGCTCCGTACATGATGCCAAAGGTAACAGCTTTTGCTTGTTGTCTTTGCGCACCAAAGTTTGCTGCTATGTCGTCAACATCCCCTGGCAGTCTGAATACTTGTTTCGCAATCGTACTATGAAAATTACCGCCAGACTTAAATACATTCATAAGTCCTTTGTCATCTGCAAGTACAGCCGCACAGTATACCTCTGCTGTTGTTAAGTCCATTGCAACTATTTTGTTTCCAGCTTTTGCTTTGATACAACCTTTTACTGTTGGGTTGTCTCTTGGAAGCTGTTGCATATTCAGTTTACCACTACTACTCAATCTACCACTGGTTGTACCGTGAAGATTGAAACCTGTACGAAGTCTACCATCTCTATCGAGGTTTGGTATAATTTTATCAAGATATGTAGTTTTGATTTTAACTTTCTGTCTGACTTCTAGAATATGTTTAGGCACATCATGTTCTTCTGATAAGTTGCCAAGTACTTCGGCATCAGTTGACAGTGCACCCGTTGCAGTTTTCTTATCAGACTTCAGTCCAATATAATCAAATAACAATGCTCTTAATTGCAAAGTTGAATTAGGATTAAACTCTCCTTTATCTTTTATAAACTGCTTAATCTCAGGAAACTCGTATAAAGCTTTCACTGCTTTATCTATGTCTTCACCCATACGCTTTTGACCAAACTCTAAACGAGTCTTGTCAAATGGAACTCCATTGTTTTCAATACACTTCAAGAATCTACAACCCTCTACTAGAATATGTTTATATACTCCGTATAGTTTGTCATTAGTCTTTAATGCTTTCTCAAACTTTTCAAATAAGATAAAGGTAACTATCGCATCCATTGCAGCATAGTTACGCATAACTTCAAATGGAACCATACTATAATCAAATGAATCTTTGAGTATACCTGTTCTTTTCTTGAAGTCTGCTATCCAATTAGAAAGTTCTGCTTCGTAATCTCCATATGGAGTGTGTTTAATTGCTAGTGTTTTAAGACCATGTGTTCCAGGTCTTTCATCAAACATATAATGCATGAGCATAGTATCTTCAAAATGTGGAAACTCAAAGTTGAAATGATACTCAAACCATTGTAAATCAAACTTAGCGTTATGAAATACAACTCTTTTCTTGTTAAATATTTCTTGCATGAGTCGTTCGGATTCTTCATCCATACAATCACAATCTGCATAAATACCATGCTCGTTTTCATAGGACATAGAGAAACCAAGCATGTAACCATCACGGCAATACAATGCTGATGTCTCGGAGTCAAGGGCTATGAAATCCCCTTTGTGGTCTAATGCTTTCTGCAGCCACTCATTTAATTCTTCTGTATCTTGTATACCGTAACATCTGTCTTTCGGTATCGTCATTTGTTTAAGTTCTCCGCTAACATATCCCGTTATGCTCTCAACGGCTTCCTCGAACGACTTCTTTGCTTCTGGTCTGAACTTTATCATTGCGGGATTGATTATTGCCAAAAACTTAGAATCAACAACTTTTCCATTGTACTCAGTTATTGATGTCTTTTTTGTAAACATTTTGAAAGGTTCGGAACCCACAACTATAAGCCATTCGTACGCATCAATATCGATTTCGATATCAACATCTCTTTTCAAAATTTTCTTTTTGCTAGAATCTGAACACAGGGCAAACCTATCGAATTCAAACTCAAAATATTTGTTCCAGTTCGTGCTGGACATTGTTGTTTCTATTAGTGCTACATTAGCCATGAGTTTTCACCACCTTTTTTGATAATTCTATTAATTCTTCCATAGTCATACTAGACTTTGCTTGATTACACATTTTATGTACGGGTATTATATTATCAGGAGTACTTTTTCCTTGTCTACTATGTGGTACTATATGGTCTAATTGCATATCTTTACCTTTCGGTTCAATAATTAATTCTTCTCCACATATTTTACAAGGCATACGCCAGTCTACTTGTTGGTCTACTATTGTTAAATTTTCATTCTTTTTCCAGTAGTCTACATATTTTTTTGATTCCATTCCGTTTTTTCCTTTTAAATCTTTAAATCTTTCTTTTAACATTTCATATACAGAGGTATGTCTATTTTCTTTCGGTTCTTGATAACTCTTATCGTCTTTTGCAATAGCATCATGTATTCTACGGTTCAACATACCAAGAATAGTACTTCTGTATTTTTTAGTTCTTTCATAAATTTTTGTTCTTGATACTAGATTAAAATGCGGAGCCAAGCTACCTTTACTTGGTGCACTTCCATCTGAACTAAGTTCGCTACACTTAGTTCTAATCTGTACGTAATTAAAGCCCTCTTCATGCCAGTTATCTATCTGTTCCCAACCTATTTCTGTTTTCCATTTACCTGCTGCTGGCATATTTACTTCTCTTTCACTTCTGCATATACTTTTACTGTTTTTCTTCCGTCAGTCCATACGGAAACTAATAACTTTCTAGCCATATAACTTTTCCTTTAATCTTTCTATCTCTGGCTTTGTTAGATTGCCAGGGTCTATATTTTCTCTTAGTTTTACTACTCTTGCACTTAGCTCTAGTTTCTCTGCTAAGTCTTTTGCTTTTTCAGCTGCTTGTATACCCGCCTCATCCCCATCAAACATAATGTCAACTCCTGTAATTCCTTGAAGTTTGAGTAGACTTAGTTTGACCCAATTCACTTGTTGTGTACCAAATGTACATACTGTATTCTTGAGACCTTTGTCCCAAAGGTTAAGAGCATCAAAGATGCCCTCCACCAATATAACTCTATTCTGAATAGGTTTTACTTTTGCTGGACAGAAAGGCATCTCTACACCTTGTGGGTAGATATAATACTTTTGATTACTGAAGTCGTCCAGACTTCTACCTATTAAAGACACGGTCTTACCTGTGATATCTCGTATCGGAAAGATGATGCGATTCTCAAACTTAGGAACGTTCCATGTGAACGCATCCCATTTAGCGAGAGTTTCTTCGGAAATATTCCGAATACCACCACCTTTCCACGATAGTCTATCCTTTGGGAGTTGGATACCGACAGTTGCTGACCTGACTTTGTTGATTGATTCTTTAATTCTGTGCATACGAACTTCTAGCGGAGAAGCTGGTGCACCGTAAAATGTAAACAGATTACCTTTATACCCACATGAGAAACAGTGAAATATTCCTGTGACTTTGTCAACTCTCATTGAAGGAGAGTTATCCTCATGTTCTGGGTTTAAACATTTGATGAGAGCGTCCCTACCGCTAACGACATACTGTATCTTTTTCTCTCTTAATAAGTCTTCTGCTATCATAATTATATATATTATATCAAATTTTTAAGTTCTTGTCAAGAACTATTTTTTAAATTCATAAGTTTCCCAAGATTGAGGGTGTCTAGTAGGCATGTAAACAAATTTTGAGTGACAAGTTATACGTTTCTTTATCTGTTTTTGCCACCATTCCCATTTATTTTGATTTACATGAGCATTTGTTCCGTCTGATAACTCTGCTCGCGCAGGGTATGCAGCTATAGTAGCGAATACAAATTCTGTATTTCTATGATACCAATACTTAAATATATCATCTATCTGGTCTTCATGTACATGCTCTAATACATCTACAGAAACTACTGATTGAAACTCTGCTTGTTTTGGTTTTCTAGAATATTTTTCTATTCCTATATCATATAGAACTATATTTTTACAATTCCATAATTTATCTATTCTTTTGTTAAGATAACCCCAGCACTTACCACAACCAAAATCAAGCATATCTGTTCCTGGATGCTCGTCTGTTAAATTTTGTATATCCCAAACATGATAAACTATTTGTTCGCCTATCATTCTGCCTACGCCATCTTTTGTGCTGTGAATTATTCTATACTCTTTTTGAAAATATTTTTCAAAACTATCAGATGTTTTCATACTCTTGTTACCCACGATTTATCATCAAAAGTTTGTATCATTTTTCCTCTAAACTTTTTATTTACTGCATTTACTACTTCAGGCCAACACTCTGGGTTGTAATCATGCCCACCAATATAACCACCTTTTTTAACTTTTGGTAAAAATAAATCTATATCTCTTTCTACTGACTCTCCTGTATGGTCACCATCAATGTATACAAAATCAAACACGCCATTCTTAAAACAATGGTGACAGTCAAACGAATAGTTTCTCCAAAACTCTATGTAATCCCAATACCTACAGTTTACTCTAGCTTCCATAAGTACTTGCCACCCTTGTGGAAAGTCATAAGGGTCTATTGTGTGTATCTGTTTGAACATACCACTACATGCAAACATTGATGTTGACTCACCAGCATATGTTCCTATCTCTATCATTGCAGCATTTTTTGGCAACTCCATACTGCACATCATTTGCATCAATCCAAACCATTCACGATTAGGACTGACATCCCATTGAAACGGAGGATTAAATCTCATACCACCCCACTCCATTTGAGAGCCTGGTGTTAAATAGTTTTCTGACTTATTCTTGTTATTATATAGTATCGTTTTTGGCTTCTTTATGTTTCCATCCATCTAACTCATCTCCTATCTTTTCAAATACTTTATAATCTGTTCCTAGAGAATCTACTCCATTTTCTTCATAATACATTGACTTCCATACTAATTCTGCCATTTGGAACCATATTGCTATTATTCTCATTCGTTCTTTTTCGTCCCCCCATAAATGGAACAGTAACCACCATTCTTCATCAAATCTACATACTCGTATCTCTTGCCCATGTAAAGCAGGAAGCTCTTGAAGACATCTCATCCTCTGACTTCCTGCTATGGGGTACCAGTTTGGCATGCAGAGTATGGGAGATTTTACTCCGTCTTTCGCCAAACTTTCCAGTAACTTTTCATTTATAGGAACATTTCCTATACATTCTTTAACTTTTTCTTGTTCTAATAACCATCCAACTGTTCTCACATACCAAGTATTTGGAGGTAATTTTACTAATTCTGCAGTCTCCCTGCTTATTCTATCATATGCCATTATTCATCTCTCTGTATCTTTGATTCCATTCATCTTCATAAATCTTTCTAAATTCTTCTAGTGTAGGAAAAGGTACTTCTACCCCTTGTCTATTAGATACTATTAAACCTTGTAGATATGTTGTGTATGCTACTTTAAGTTGATCTTCTGTGTATAAAAGCATTGTTTGTTTTCCTATTAAAATAATATTTTAGTGTTAGTTCATATACTCCCGCTACATCTTTTACGTTCCAGTGGTCTTGTGCATTTCCTACTGCACCAATGTACTCATTGTTATGCCATATATGAAAACCTGTTTTAGAGGATATTTCTTTCCATTTTTTACTGTTGTTTGCATTTCTTAATCTCGGTAGTATTCTATCCTCATTAAATACTATCTCGTACAATCTGTTATCTGTTCTATGTTGTGCAGTTAAAGGTATATCTCTATTCCCGCTGGGGTCTAGTTTCAACTTAGTAATTCCTGGAAATACTTTACCTAGTCTTCTATAGTCTTTTATATCATAACTAATTACCCAAGCTGTCATATCAAAGTTTAATACTTTGTTTAACATTAGTCTATTCAGTCCTGGGTGTATGGAATACTCTTTCTTCTCATCACTATACCATACTATAACTGGATTAACAAAATTATCTTGTAATACATCTTTTACAAAAGCGTACAGTCTTATGTCTAATCTATTCTGCTGTCGCCCCAACCAACCTTTTACATTATGTAAGTTTATAAAATCTATACTCTTAAATAAGTCTTTAGTTGATATCTCTCCAATACATATTCTTTGTTGCAGAGGGTTATAAATCATAGGAGCTTTCTCCTGTTGACATTGCCTCTTTCATTTCGGCTCTTTCGTCTGGGTCTATCTCATTCTGAGGGCCGATTCTCAAACTATCCCAGTTCATTGTAGATACAAAACCTTCTACTTTTCCATTTCTCATCTTATCACATTTCAACTTGATTGCAGGTTCTTGGTCACCCCAATGCTGAATACTATAGGCAGCATCAACTGCGTCAAGTATACCCTTGGCAAATCGTGCTTCTCCTTTCTCGTTTGTTTGAAATGCTGAGAGAACAAGGACATTGTTCTCCTGGGCTAAAGATTTTAACCCTTTTGATATTTCTATCTGCTCAGTCCATTCGTACTGACCTCCTCGACTCGGGGCGTTGTGGCGTCTGACTTGGTTTAGGTAATCAACTATAACTACTCCAAGGTCTGGAGTAGCGGCAACCTTTTGTCTTACTACACTAATAATTTTAGCTAGTGTAAGACTTGGGTCATAATAAATATCGACTTGAGGAACATCTGTACGTAAGGGGTTACGAGTCAACTGATAATGAAATTTATCAAAATCTTGATGGTCGTTATACTCCTCACGAGCTTCTTCTCCTTTCTCAAATCTTCCTGCCCACCAATCAGCAATCTTAGACCATTCCATAGGGGATAGGTTTTTAGTGTTGATTCGTTTGATAGGAACATTACATGCCATAGCACAAATCCTCTGAAGAATTTGTCTTGGTTCCATCTCGATTGTAAAGTATAAAGCCGACTTACCTTTTTCGGTAGCTGACTGTGCAACGTTACAACAAGTGAATGATTTACCTCCACCACGACTTCCGCCAACAACGACTAAGTCTTTGGGAGAGAATTTATAGTCAAAATCATACTCTGAATTAAGACCTAGAGGAAGGTATTTTGCATAGTCTTCCTCACTATCAAATAGCTCTATAGTATCCATACTTTCGTTATCACTAGTAGTTTCTACTCTATCTTCTACTTGTACTACAATCTCTTGCAACAAGTCAATGTTCTCACGAGCATCGCCGATAGCTATTTGAGTATCTACAAAAGATTCAATTCTAGTAAGAATCTCACTTTGTGTAAATTGATTTTTTAAATAATCTAATAAAAGAATGGCATCAACATCTGTTTCCACAGTTTCAATAGCATAGATTTTTTCTTGGAGTTCTCTTGAACGAATCTCCAGTTTTAAATCTTCAAACGTTGGCAAGTCATGATACTTATGTACGTGTTTGTCTACTATCTTCCACAGTTTTCGGTATTCACCTTCAGGGAAGTAGTGTTCTTTTAACCCGTTCCAAGTATTAAAATCACCATTCGCAAGTATTTGCTTAAGTAATGCACTTTCTAATGTCAATTGAATCTCCCAAAACAATTATTAAGTTATAAAAAAGGCGAGGCAATCCCGAAGGAAAGCTCGCCCGCGAAGTATAGGTATTAGCCTATTTCTTTTTTAGCAGCTCCGTTATAGTCTGAGCACTGTAAGCCTCTTCTAGTAAGCATTGTTTTCACGCCTCTTACTGTTTTGCCGATTTCAT